TGTCTTTGCCATCGCGGCTTGTAACGCAAAATTAAAAGATTCCTTAGCCATTTTGTCACATCTCGTTAGCGATAGCCCCTAGGCGCTATCCTTTAATTCGTTGTAGGTCTTAACGATTGGCTCGGCCTCGGCAAGAAATTGCGCACGCAACCCCTTGTCCTGTGAAATAAATTTCACGCCTCTTGATGCCAACCACTGCCGTGCCTGCATGATTGGAAACAGGAAGTGCTTAGGTTCGCTAGGCTCGCTCATGGTGATAGGGTCGGGCAGGAATCCGATGCGCAAATATGTTTGGCGCATCAGTCCGGGGTCAGCGTCGCCGTTAGTTAGCTTGTGCTGTGCAGCAGCGACTTTCTCATATCGCTTGCCCACCTCCTCAGTGATCCCTGCTTCCTCACAGATAGCCACAATGTCTTGGCCATCTGCTCTTGCCTGCTGGATGATTGCACCTGCATCAGACGCTAAGCCGATGGTCTTGCCGATCAGCTCCAACGCCTTGTCGCGTGTGTTGTTTAGTTTTTCTATTACTGGTTTTAGCTTCATTTGTTCATGCCTTTCATTATTGCGGCGTTATTAAATTTAGGCGCCTCACGCCGCCGCTTGGCGTGTACGCGGTATGCTCGTTTGCGGTAAGACTCACGGGCCTTCTCGCTTTTCTGTGATCGTGCACGTATGCCCAACCGATCGTGTATCTCGGTCACCTTTTTGCTGACCGCCTGCTTAGTTAGATTAAATCGCTTAGCCACGGCCGTCATCGATTCGGGCGATCGGTTGAGTGATATGTTCAGCACAGCATGGCTTAGGGTGTCGGTACGGTTAGCCATCGCAGGATGATCCGCTGAATGCTCAAACAGATGCTCTATCACTTTAGTCATAATCACAACCGACGACGTAGTGACCGTGATCTTCAAGTCGCTACAGGACTCCCAAACCAGATCTTGTAGGCTATCTATGATCATAGAAGGGTGCGGAATTACCGCTGGAATACGTTCGATTGCTTCCTGATCTATCATAGTTTACCCCCAAGTTGTCTAATCGCCCCCAACCCCCACCCCCAAGATCCCCCTTTAAGGGGGGATCTTGATGGTAGTGGTATCAAGTTAATTTGGGTGGCCACCAAGTTAATTTGGGGGTTAAAAAGGCTGCTCAATTTGGGCCTCCTTTAATCTGTATTTTCCGTCAACCTCACAGATGACTCCGGCTTCCTTGGCGGTAGCGATATATCGGCCTGCAGTATTCTCAGCCTTGTCTGTATGACCTTGCACCCATCTTACCAAATCAGCCCAACTGCAGGGCATAACATTGCACTTCGACCAGTTAACTGCATCAGGCTTTGGCCCCGGTCTTTTCTTCTCAGGAGCGTCACCCTCCATCCACGCTAGCCCCACTTGCGAATGCTTTAAGTGAACACACGGCTGAACGTTAGACGCTATAAAATCGCTCGCAGTGCGGTTAGGACGCAACCCAGACCGCTTCCCGCGCTTGGTCACCTCTAACTTGTACGTGTACGTGCCTTCCTCATCCTGGCCACAAGGCGCTAGGGTTAATACGCTCCGCGCCCAGTTCGTTAGCTCTGACGATCCGAACCCGCTGTAGGCTTTATCGTGGCCCTGATACCCGCTGCCGTCCCGCGTCGGCTTAGGCGTGTGGTGCATCAACATCCACGCAAACCCGCCAGCTAACGCCAAGGGGTTAAGCAAATTGCGCAGGAATCCACCGGCCGTCTCTTGGCTCGATAAGTCTCCACCGATAAACGCCAGCAACGGATCTACCCAGGCTAAATGCGGCTTATGCTTTTCGACTAATCGGCGCATGCGATCCACGAACCGCTCCCCGGTAGAGGTGCAATCACGCACGATTACAATGTTAGCCTTTACCATCTCTAGCTCCTCCGCGGTCAAATCCAGCGCCTTTAAAATGCCTTGCAGCGCCTCCGCCACGTCGCCCTCGTCGTTCTCGGCTTGTACGATCAGCGACTTCAACGGCTTGCCATGTGGCGATATACCGAACAGATCACGGCCACATGCCCAAGTAATTGCAGCCTGTAAGCAGAGCACGCTTTTACCCAGCCCGCTACTACCCACCCACAGCGCCGATCCGCCACGGCAGATCCATCGCTTGCCTAGCAGTTGCGTTATATCCGCATCCTCCTTAAAATTGACCAAATCCTCCCACTTGTACGGCTCTGGTATATCCCCATAAATCGTGCGCTCCTGCCATTCCATGTAAGTCAGCGTGGGTGCGCCACACTCAACCAACTCCTGCTGTAAGCCTGTGGCTGTCCGCATAGCGCCGGGCAACCGCGACAACCTGCCTGCGTCTTTGTTCGCGGGATCGGGCTTACTGTGCTCTAAGTGCTTGTAAATAAAATCTACACGCTCGGCAAACTCCTTGGCATTGGCCGCCCTCACGTCCACCCACGCATGCAGGCTTCTAGCACCGCTCTTAATAATCGACGACGTAGGCAACCCGCTGCGCTTAATAATCGCCCACTGCTCCTGAAGCGTACTTTCGTCGAACTCGATCAGGCAGTGGCGAAACTTGGTAATCGATTCGGCTTTTCGGTTCTTTCCGTTGTTTGCGTTAATCGACACGTAAACTCCAACTGCATCGCCCTGCCAGTCTTTCAACCCGTCACCCTTAAACAGCTCTAGCCATTCCTCGCGGGTGCGAGTCTCGCCAGCACCGTCTGGCCGTTCGCGGTCGCCATCCTTGATTGATCTTGTGATATTTATAAAATCACCCACGTCGAAACACGTGGTTAAAAACTTATCGACCGGCCCACTTTCCACGCTTATCGGCATTGGCGGCACCGGCAGATCCTCCCTAACTATCGCTCCATTCTGATAACCATACTTGGCCTTGGGCCTCCACGCTTCTCTGGCTGGCTTAGAATAGGCCGACTTCACGGCGGCTACGCATTCGTTCTGTGTTAGCCCATTCTTAAATCCCCATATTTCAGCCTCTGACTCCGCATCAAACTGCGATAAGCCCTGGTCACGAAACTGCAACGCCATGCGGAACAGTTGCGTGTTTCGCTCACCTTCTGGCGCTCCGTTGTGATAGATCGCTTCAGTCGCTGGAGGGAGTGCGATCATTTTTTAGCAAAACTTTCCAGCGCCTTGACGATCACGTACTCGATCACCGCTTCAGGGTCTTTCTTTAGCTGCTTCAGCCCAAATGCGTGTAGAGCCTTGGCCGTCTTTTCGTCGTAGGTTACGTCGACCAGCACCTGCTTTGGCGCAGGCCGTGATTTACCAAAAGTAATTTTGCCCAGATCCATCATTTGCGCTCCCTCCTCTTTTTGCGTGGTTTGACTTCTTTCCAGACGTTAAAATCCTTGTCGTAGTCGACGGACAACAGCATCAGTTTTTGATAGAACCGCCCGCCCCATCTCCACCGAGCAACCGTATGGCTGGCTATGTCCCCAAGGTAATAGAACAGGATTGAAAGCAGTTTCATTTTTTAGCGTCCATTGCTTTTGCCTGATGAGCCTTGGCACGCTTGAGCATTTCAGTCGCCATGAGGATGGCCAAGTCCAGTCTGGTGCGAACGGCCACATATTGCTCCTTCAGCAAATTCTTTTTAGTGCGTTCAAGCACTGCGAGATGCCAGGTTAAACGCTTTACGCTCACCACTGCCCCATTCCCCAGCGCATGCGGTTGTTCCGAGCGACGATGACCTGTTCGGCGTATTGCTCAGGTGTGTAGGTGCCGATGACGCGGCCGAAGAACATTGCGAGAAGATCCTGCAGGCTCACAGCACCGCCTTCGGCAGCGGCCCCGCCATTTTGTAGACGTACTTGTTGCGATCGTATTCGAGCGGATAGCCAAAGAAGTCACGCAGCAGATCGATGTCCCGCTGAATGGTCTTGTAGGAGCACTCCAACTCAACTCCCAACCGTGCACAGCTAGGCAGGCACAGATCGCGGCGCAACTTACCAACGATCACGCCCAGCCGGCGGAACGTCGGCCGTGTATCGCCTAAGCCAGCAGCCCGATTGCGTTTAGAAGCAAACGTGGCGGCTTTCGTGTTCACTTCATCACCTCCACCATCGCAACCTTGGGCAACCGCATCGCGTTAAACTGCTTTTCACTGGCAGCAAACACGTCCACCACGGGCAACTTTCCACCGCTCGCCTTTTTGCTCTTTACTGCGGTGCCGGTATCTACGGCCACCCACTCACGCTTTCCGTTAAGGATGCGGATCTTGCTCCACAGCGGAATAATGTCGGGATCGACGGCACAGTGACGACCAGCACGCAACTTAGTGCCCGTGCTGGATTGGTAGCGACTCGACCACTCATCTTCACCAGGCCAATAGCCAGTGATTCGCACTTTAATCTTCTTTACGTCGATCTTCTTTGCGATGGGGCGCAGATCTATCAGTGCGTTGCCTAGCTTTGCAGTGGTTAGGCCAAACAGAGCGAGGATTGAAAGCAGCGTCCTCATAGCCCCTCCCTCAAGCGATCGATCAGATCGTTCTCGCGTCCTTCAGCAGCCGCCAGCGCAGCCTTCGCCTCCGCCAGCTCACGGGCCAGTGCTCGGACGCGGTTCAGCAACTGCTCTTGGGTGGATTGTTCGGGTAGGATTTCGATCATTGCGGCCTCCGCAAAATAAATGTGTAGCAAATTAAAAACGCCGCAGTAGCCCAGCCTATGTTTCCCTTGGCCGTTTGAAGCAAGATCATCCCTGCATACACAACGGGCAGCGCCTTATCGCAGCACCAATTAATAGATTTAATCATACCGCCACCTCCCGCGGGTCGTACTTTTTCAGCCAACGCCACACCTTGCAGATAGACGTAAATGCATCAAACGCTTGAGCAACTTGCTCGGCGGTGTATTTGACGTCCTGCAACTGGCCGGTGATCGGATCGATTAGAATGTTACGGCAAGCCATTCCCTCGTCCGTGAAAGCGTACGCATAGGCGCTGAGCTGAAGCAGATCGGTTTCGTAGCCTGCCGCTTTACCGTTCTTAAATTTGCGTGTCTTAAAATCTACCACCTCAATTACGCCGTGGATGTCGGCGATTAGATCCACTCGGCCTGCGTAGCCCTCAGCCTCGTTGACTAGGACAGACTCGCTTTCATGCACCTTGGTTACGCAGCACTCCCGCCATTCTTTTAGGCCCGCATAGTGCTCCTCAAATCCTTTCACAAGCTCACCCGGCTGCTCGCCGTTGATTATGATTTCAGCTAGGGAATGAATCTGAGTGCCCCTAATAGCAGCGGCCTCCACTTCTTTTCTGCTGTCTAGTACCACCCGCTTGGCAAAGTCACTGTCTGCCTCGCCATCGTTCCGTGGTAGCGATAGGGCGGATAGAATCGCCTGCTCCTCTTTCCAGTTCATCAGCCCTTGCTTGCTGGGGCCAGCAGCTCCGAGGATGGTAGTCACGGACGGATACGCCCCCACCTTGCGGGCGGATCGCAGATCACCGTGGCACGATTCACCTGACGCCAGGTAATAGTGCGACGATTCCGTTTTAGCAGTGACGATGATCGGGGCCATCAGTTCCACCTTCCGATTGCGGTCATGAGTTGTAGGCCGAGCGCTACGGCTAAAAGCGGTAACATTATTTGAATTACGATTGATAGGATTTCCATAAATTCTTTCTGGCCAAGGCGGGATAGAACCACCTCGGCCAAGTGATTAGAACGGCATCGGCGAGCCGTCGGCATCTAGCTCGACGACCGCTGGTTTAGGAGCGCCAGGACGATTACATTTCCTGACGAAATCCTTATCCGCCTTTACCTTGTTTACGCCCGCAGGCAGTACCGCCTGCACGTTGGCAAACGTAGAGCCATCGCGCTCTACATGAGTCACGAGGATCTGGCACGGCTTACCGATAAGCGTTTCAAGATCCAGATTCTGCGGTGGAGCCTTTTTGGCATAAGACTTGAGGTCTTTGAACAGAGCCGCCTTTTCGTGAAGGCTCAGTCCGTAACGCCGGCCGATGGTGAACGGCCGCCCGTCCTCCATCTTTTCAGCGATCTGCCATACCAGGCGGATCTGATGTTTCTTTCCGTACTGTGTTTCAACAACGCCTAAGTCCTCTACGTCGCAAAATACTGCGTCGTGATTCCCTTCAGGCGCTGGGGTGTATGTGCCACCCCGACTAGCTACTATTGGCATACTAGGATTTCCCTTTCTTGTTTATTGTTTCTTTGTTTTTGTTTCTTGGATTTGCAACGACTACTCATCGTCACAAAAATCGTTATTCCGATGCGGTTGGTTTAAGTCTTGAAATTCTTGGTCGGCCAAGTGCCACGCAATCTCGTGCTTGCGAGCCAGTTGCTTTGCCTGGTCGATCTCGCCACGGTTCAGCGCTTTGACCACTCGCTCGGCTGAGTTGCGGCAGGCCATTACTTCGATATTTTCGATCAGGCGGAATTTAGTTAGGTCGGTCATATTCAGCCCCGGCGGTTGTTGCCGTAGTAATCGCAGAAGCGGTGGAAGTCGTAGTCGGAGTCACGCTCCTCGCGCTCATAGACGTCGTACTCATAGTCCGGCTTGTCGTTGTTGATTGGCGTATCGTTGGTTGGTTCGCTCATTTTTTCTCCTTCATCGACAGGCGGAATGATTTGGCAGTCATCGCCACTGCTTCGGCCGTCAGGCACTTCGTCGTGAATCTCCAGATGCGCCAGCCAAGGTCGGCGGCAGCTCGGTATTTCTCGCAATCCTTTACCATTCCAATTCCGCGACCGTGCCTACCTCCGAACGGCAGGAACGCACCGCCGTCTAGCTCGATCGCACAGCGAGCGGATTTGCAGGCGAAGTCGAAACGCCACTTGCGGGTGGGGTGAAACGTATGCTCTGCGACCAGCTCTGGCCCGCCAGCCACCTTCCAAAGCAGGACAAACTTGCTGGCGAGTGCGCTCACAGGCTCACTCCCTGCTTTTCAATTAAGCCTTTGATAATGTCCTCGATCCGTTCCAGCCGATTGCGTAGCTCCTTGTTTTTTTGCTGGAGATCGATCAGAGCCATCATCATCGAAAGCGCACCGCCGCCGTAAGAGCTGGCGATGGGCGGCAACTTGCCCTCTGCCTCTAAGTCCCTCACAGTAGCCGCAGGCGGATAGAACGCCCCGGCCACGCCGCCTTGGTTGGGTGCGGGGGCACCCGATCCATCAGCGTAAATCACAGCCACTCCTTTAAATGTTTTCTAACCACGTCGATCACCCAGCAGAGAGTGAGCAGACAAACCACAAG